AAACCTGTTGCCATGATGCTCCTTAGTAACTGAAAACGCTAGTGTCTAGAATACCGTATAAAGACGAGTCAAGGATGAAACCATCGATGATCGGCTCTGCTGTGCCGTAGCGCACTTTCCACGAGTTAGGTGTGATTGAGTGGGCAACATTAAAGACCTGCACTGTCTTAGATAGCGTAGTGCTATTAGGCTGTGTCGTAGTGATACTGACTGGAGTAAAGAAGTCCATTGTCAAAGCTGCAACAGTGCCAGCCGTGTAGTTATCCTGCTGAAGATCTAGAGTCAGCTCGTCCACGCGGGTCGATGTCTCTTTACGAGAAGCGATGAAAGCATTGGCATAATCCAGAGCCTCTGCATCGGTCTCCATGAGTAGCCCCGATTGGTTATAACTGTGGGTGAAATACTTAGCAATAGAGGCAGCATCGCTTGCCGTCTGGACTGTACCGCCTGTGCGAGTGACAGTTGCTAGGTTATAGATCTGAGTATCGTCAAAGACCCACTTGACATCGAAATAGCCAATGCCTGTGCCGTCATCATTAAAGACAATAGGTGTGCCAGCGATTGTACCGACTGTGACATTGCGATCTTGGAAGGCGCACCGACCCTGTGCATCCATGTAGATAGCACCATACTCAGTAGTAGCAACAGTCTGCAAAGCTCCTAGTGCTGTGCGCTGTGTGGCTGGATCTGCCTGTACAGTCGTAAGGCCTGTGTCTATATCGCGCAGGGCTAGAGGCCAGCCGATAGTGTCTAGGATCTTGCCAATGCGTGAGCCTGTAGTCTCACCTGCTGTTGCATCAACTACACCGAAGAATTGTGCATTTTGGAATAGTCTAAAGCCATCGACTGCTGTAACTGTCGTGTACACAATGTCACCATTAAACTTAGGTGTCGATGTGTTATAACCCGTGATATAGCCTGCAAAGATTGGGTAAGTTACTCCTGAGTAAGTTGCAGTAATAGTCATCTTGCGCATAGGGCTCAGGTAGGTGTAATAAGGTGAGGATGTATTTTGCGGGTTAAAGTCACCATTCTGATCCAAGATGCGTACAGCAGCTGTGCCAGTCTGAAAGACCTCTGCTGAGATCTGTCTGCCTCGATTAGTCTGTACTGAGTCTAGAAGGTTAGAGATATCGACTACTAGGCTTGCAGGGCTATCTGACAGGACATCAGCACCATCTAGGGTAGATGAATCAAGGATAAACGGATAGCCAAATGAAGCCCCTGTAGAAAAGTCAATAATTACATTGATGACTGGTCTGGTCACAGAGAGCCAGCCTGTACAAGTGAGTCACCTCTGCGATTTAGTTTGATGAGAGAATCCTGAATTAGGTTAGTTAGCTCGTCTGGGTTAGCGATGGTGTTCGCTTGAATGGTGATATTGATATCTCGGTCACGCGATCCGACTGCCCCTGAACTAAACAGTGAGCCGCCTTCCATTTCGCGGAAAGATCCAGCATTAAAGGCATTGATCTTGCCACCTGCATACATATTGACTAAGGCATTAAATGCAGCTGAATCGTCTAATGTCTGAAAGCTGTTAGCAATTCCATCGGTCAAAATTGTGAACTCTTTTAGATTTTCGCCGATGCCAGTGATTACCTCTTTAGGAATTACAGCATTAGGCGAAGTTGGAGAAACAGGAGAAGTAGGGGAAGTTGGAGTTGTCGGAACAAGAGTTTTAGTGCCTTGCAGCTTGAGCAACTCCATCATCTTAGCAATAGCAGCATCTAGGTTAGCCAGATTGATTAGATCTGCTGGCTTAAGGCTTTCAAGAATAAATTTAATGTCTGAGAGTTTAATGCTCTGACCAGTTAGCGCACCAAGCACTTTAAGATCTGCATTGAGTTTGTTAGTTGCAGCAACGATAGAGGCTTCATCCTTAGAAGCAATGGCATCTTCTAGTGCAAGAATTGAACGCTTTACATTAAGGCGAGCAGTATCGTTAGCAATCTGTAAAGTCTGTGATGCACTAGTTGCCTTGCCTAATTGCTCTGCCTGAGATGTAAGAGCTGCTGCGATCTGGATCTTGTCCATGTCAAAGACATCGCTACCTTTATTCAGAGCAAGGTTAGCCTTGTCGATTGCGGCTTGAAGTTTCTTGTCCTTAGTAATCTTGGCTTGATTCTTTGCTTGCTCGGCAGTTAGTTTTGTTATCTGTTTTTCTTGCTTAATTTGTACTTGACCAGAGATAGACATCCCTGTGCTAAAAGGTCTTGGCTCTTGCTTGAACTTCTCAAATGCATTTAACAATGTGACAATGCCTAGTGGATCACCAACAGTTTTACTTAGCACAGATGACAAAAGTCCACCAACAAGAGGTATATTTTTTAATTCATCTACAAAGTAAGCTGCGCCAATCGTGGCGTTTTGTAACTTGATGCCAAGTTTGTCTATCTCAGAAGTTGTCTTGGCAAGTCCTTGCTCACCATTAAGAATGTTCAAGGCTTCGATTAAACCGACACCGATAGATTCCTTAAAGTTCTCGGTAGCAACCGCCAGTTTATCCATTGAACCTTGATAACTGTTTGCCGCTGCTGTTGCTGATCCAGCGAAGGTTGCAGATAACTGGTCAGTGATTTCCTTAAAAGATTTGGATTTAAGATCTGCTTTTGAGATGCCCACCCCTAGGCGAGAGAGTGCTGTGTTGTTTCCTAGGTATGCACGACTCAAGGCTTTTGTAACTGAACCCAAGTCCAAAGAATTAGCCGCACTGACATCCAAAGCAATGTTCATCAAGCGTTGAGCCTCAGCAGAATCGCGTGTGGCTATCGCCAGTGTCTGATAACTCGGACGAAGCAGATCATCGACAATGCCAAACTCGCTCTGAAGTCTCTGGATGTAAGCTTCAGAGGTTGCTGCATCTCTACCAAGTCCGACATTCTTAAGAGCTAGGGCTAATTGTTGTTGTGCCTTTTGATCGGCTGCTGCTGCTTTAACCGCAGCCTTGCTATAAGCAAGGACGGCAGTTGCCCCGAATGTCAGACCAAAAGTTGCAGCTAATTTCTTTACATTCTTGCTAAGTCTGTCCGTAGCAGTATCTGCTTGCTTAAACGCTTTATTGCCTGTGAACTCCGCTGCAATATCAATCATTACATTAGCCATGATTTACACCTTTGCTCTCGCGTTTAGTTTGTCTGCTGCGCTCTTAATTGCCGCTAGGACTGCTTCTCTGGCTTTGCCATTGTTTTCTTCATAGGCGCGGAATAAGGCTCGACCTTCCATCTTGCCATCACCCTTCATGGATGAGCCGTATTTACTACTTTGATTCTGGACAAAGCGACTGCTAGGGGTTTTACGCCCCATAGTTTCATAAATTGCTCCAGCAGCACTCTTATTGAATACGCGAGCAAGTGATCTAAAACCTCTACGATTGGGCTTAGAAGGTGAAGTCTTATAGCCAACGCCAGCCTTAACGATGCGAGCATTGTAACTAGGGAATCGAGCCTGAGAATTTTCTCTAGCAAGCCATCCGCTTAGCACTTCGCCATCATCTGGGAAGTAACCCTTAGCCGTTTTAGTAATAGGCTTAAGAGCTCCCGCAATTTTTTTCTGTGTTTCCTTAGCAAGATCTGGAGCAAAAGCGCGCAAAGACTTTCTAAGAGCGACCCCGCCCTTTACGCTTGCTGGCATCGCTCACCTCTTTCGCTTCATCCTTAAGCCCTTGCACTAATGCATCGAGCATGGTCTTATCTAGATCTAACAACTGCTGTGGCGAGATCCCTAACCTAATGCTCAAGCGAGCGATTAAGTAGGTGAACGGGAGATCTCGCTTTAAGCTAAAGGGTTTGAATCAAGCACCTCGACACTTTTAAGTGTCTCAATGAAATCCATACCAAAAGGCTTAACAGTTTCACCTGACCTGCGTGTTACTTCCCATGCTAACCAATAGACATCGCTCTGCTTTTCTTCATCGCGGAACGCCTTATGGAAGCCCTTTTTAGCGTACTGTTCGAATGAGTACTCCACTGCTGGAGTGATCTCGCCTTCTAATACGCTTCCATCTGTACGAACGATCTTTAGTTTTGCCATGGTTTGCCCCTTTGTTAGTTGTTTAGAATGTGCCTGTAGTTGCTACTGCCACTGTTGAGTTAGCAGTAAATGTGATTGACTGTGTGCCAATATCGCCAACAGCACCATTGATGTCTGTTGTGTTATTGACTAGCAATGAAACTGTGTACAGAGGGTTAGTTGCTGAAACTGCTGTTCCCTTTGTCTGTAGGAATACACATGTGACTGTTGTTCCCCAGGCAGCTTGTAGTGTTGCCAATACATTTGTCGCTGCTGTGTCATTTAGGAAGTCGATAGTTACAGTTGATGACTCTAGACCCTTAACAAACTTATGAGAGTTATCTCCCATAGCCGTTACTTCTAGCTCATCAAATACGCGGTTGATTGTTACTGCTGTTACATGGTCTGAAAGATCGACTGAGTTAATCTTCACACCTACATTGTTATTTAGAAATACAGCCATGAGATTATTCCTCGTCCTTCTTAGTAGTTGCTGGCTTTGATACTGCTGGTGCTACCTGCCCGATCTTGATCAGGAAGGCTTCGTTTTCTTTTTCCCACTCGGACATTTTAACTCCAACTCGTAAGGATTGATACGGACATCTCGCAGCTGAGTAGGTCACCCGAAGCAGCGTTGAGAATACTTGGTGCGCTGATTGCGCTTACATTATAGGTCAAAGATGATGCTGCGAGCTTTGCGAACACGCCACAGACTGTGTCCTCAATCCCGTTAAGGTTGCCTTCGTTATCGAATAAAGGCACTGTCATAATAATCTTAAAGTTAGCCATTGGGCTGATAGTGATGTGCTGGTTATTGCTAGGTGTTAAATAAGGATCATCTGGAGACACAATAACGGAGTTAGCAAGAACTGTGGCAGGCGGAAAAGCAAAGACTTGGTATTTAGTGTTATCTACTAGCGCGGTGGCTAAAGTAGTGCGGAGTGTAGTTATCGCTACTGGAGGCATTAACCCACCATTGAGCGAGGGTCTAGCGCATGTGCAATCATACCCCTTATTTTTGCCAGCAATTGCGCCGATAATCTATAAGGGGATGGCTGGAAATCAATAGCATTGCTTCCGCTCAAAGTTGCGGTTCTGCCTTGCCAGATTTCAACAGCGATCATCAAAGCTGCGTTCTGAACTGCTGTGTCAGTTGTCCAGTCTGTGTATGTTCTTGAAGCGACTGATCCATAAGGCGCAATGGCATGCTTAGGCTGCGCTGTCGCGTGGTTTGTAACCATGGTGATTGAATAATCTCCAACGGCTGTAATAACTTTACTGCCATTGTAAGAAGATCCAGAATGAGAAATTGTTACTGTTTGACCGACATAAAAGATTTCTTTAACTGGCTCGTTAAAGTAAAGAGTTCCCTGTCCAACAATATTTTCATGAGCTACTGTAAAATATGTAGGACTCCATAACATAGGAATAAGGACTGCATCTGATGCGTCACAAACTTCCTGCAAAACGGCATCTGTGTACAGGGTGCCGACTCCAAGTGTGGAGCGTAATTCACTTACTGTCGTGAGAGCCATCTTGTTTCCTTTCTAAAGACTCTGGGGAGTAGAGGGCTACTACTCCCCAGAGCGACTTAGTTACCTAGTTATCAGGTTAAGTTGAACCAGTTTGCGCCTGCTGCAAGCTTTGTAGCAAGTGCTCCCTGACCGAATAGTAGAATGTCTACAGTTCCGTCTGAGTTAACATTAGTACGAAGCTGCTGACGAGCACCCTCGTACCATGTGTAAGCATCTGGGTTAATAACAGCCATTGAATAATCTGCTGTTCCTACTCCACCAGAACCCTTCATGTAACGAGATACACGAAGATCAAGACCTGCAACATTACCGCGCAGGCTTGTTGGTGAAAGTGCTCCTGCATTATTTTGAGGATTTGCAGCGATGTAAATTGGTCGACCAGCATCATTGTATGACATGATGTTAGCCCACTGCTCTGGTGTGACAACCATGTTGCGAGCAAAACCAAGTGATGCTGAATAAACAGCTGCCGCTGCACTTGATACATAACTTAGCAAACCTGTTGCTGAGTTAGCCTGTGCTGTTGCGTTAAGAGTACCCGCGCCCTGAATAGCAGTTGTTACAAATTCTTCAGTATCTTTTGCGTAAGCGTATTCCATCTGGACAAGAAGCTCATCTAGAAATGCAGGTGTTGAATTTGTTAGTAGTTCTAGAGTTGTGATCGCGCGACCCTTAAATGATTTCTTTGTGACTGTGATAAATGATGCTTCAAGTTGTGACTCTGTAACTGCACCATTTTCATCGATCTGATCGACTAGAGGCACTTCAGTAATCTTAGGTAATTCAAATGTTTTTCCAAATTCTGGCATTGTTCCGCGAGAAACTGAATCAATCATTGGGCGATCTGCGTTAGAAAGGAAGTTAAGTAGTTGTGTGCTTTGTGGTGTTGGGATAAATCCTGCACCTGTTGTCTGATCGTTGTCAGCAGCGCGTAGCCATTGACGAGATTCATCATCACCAAAGAGGTTCGCCTTTAGTGTGTTCTCCAAGTAGTTACGCTTTGTGATTTCGATTCTTGGAGATGTGTAGTACATCGCTGTTACAGTAGGGCGAGCAGCCTCGACAGGTGCTGCCTCTACTGCAGGTGTTGCTTCGA